ATTCCACTTCGTCGCCGTCGCTGGGCGCGGTTCCATCAATCGCGAGCACTGATTCAGGCAGGGCGATTTCTATGCCCTTCGCGGGCGCCGCTTCGTTGCTCTCGTCTTCCATTCCCATCATCATGACGCAAACTCCTCTTGGTTGTTGGTTACTTGCCGGTGAGCGTTTGCACCACCGAGCGAAACAAAAAGTAGGCGTAGACCTTCCACCGGGGGACGGTCACAACGCGCACGAACGGTGGGACGTATTTCGGGTACTCGGCCCACCAGAGCTCAACTGTGCCGCCGGCATCATCGCTGAAATCAATCCGGCTCTTGGGACCGCGCAGCCATCGATCGTAAATCGAATACTGCCCGATTACCGCCCGGCCAAAGTCGCCGCGGAGAATCGAGTACGCGCCCGCCTTCGACGTGATATTCTGCTGCGCCCTCGATCGCGAATGATCGTTCGGGCCGAGGTAGTACGGCCCACCGCGCACCACGTCTATATCGTCCTCTGAGGGCGAGCCGACAAAGGTCTTGTTCGCAATCTCGATGTTCTCTTTCAGGGACGCTTTGCACGTCTCCGAAAACCCCGTGCCATCGAGCGTTTCCGGCTCAACGTCGGCGATATTGTTAGAGGCGTAGACCCGGAAATGCGTGTCGGCGCTCATGGTTTGGGCAGGAGGCGTTTTACGTTCTCGTCGATGCGGATCGTGCGTTCGCGCGTCTCTTTCTGCTCCGAGCGAATTTCCGCAATGGCAGCTTCTGCTAGCGTGAGCCGGTACGGAATTACGAACCACGCGCCCACGACGCTGGTAATGCTCGCGAGCAGCGCCACGGCGATGCCGGCCTTGGTCAAACTCACCCTGATGTCATTGCCGTCTTCTTTGTCGCGCGTCATTTTATTCCTCTGGGTCCGGTGCCTTCAGCCGCGCAATGCGTTTGACCAACTTCTGCTGGTACATCGTCGCAACGCCATCCAGAGCCGTGATTGCTTTCGCACCGCCGCGGATATCCACGGCAGCCTGTGCGATCTGCGCCGGCGAAAAGTGCGTGTATTTGGCCCAGCCATACAGCAGGATCAGCAGTACTGCCACGGCCACCATCGCGTTGCGCTGGCGCTCCGCGCCAAGCCTCTCCGCAGCGACGCTCTGCAGCTCCTGGTCTACGCGCTGGCGTTCGGCCATGGCCGCCGCCTTCTCTCTCTCGAGCGTTTCGGCGCGTTTGAGCGCCTTGTCATACAGCCTCGCCGCTTCTTCGAGCCGTCCTTCCATCACGGCAACCTTGCGCCGCTCCGCTTCGATCAGCGCGGACGGATCCGGGGACGGCAGCTTGGCCAGCGCCACAGGAACTTCCCGGGTGATAAACGTCCGCTCCGGCGATTCCGGCGCCGTGGCAGCTGCCTCCCCGATCTTCACGACAGACGCGGCTGCTTCTGCACTCTGCTTCGTGGCTGCCTCCTGCAGTGCAGCGCTTGCCTCTTGGGACTGGCGCGCCCGGCGTGAGTCGCCGTGCATGAATCGAGGCTTGGCGATGAACAGACCGAGACCGCCAAGAAGCAGGCCCACAACCACCACCAAAACGGCCGCGCCGTGCTTATTGCGTAGACTCATGGATTGGGATTTCAGGGATACGTGGTGACCTTAAAGTCTTTCACGATGAAAGCCTCGGTACCGTTGCTCCAATTCATGTTCACGAGGCCGGCGTAGCGACCGGCTGCGCTGCCAATCGCGGAATCAATCGCGAGCTTCAGCGCCCCGTTGGCCCATCCCTCTACACGCGTTGGCGTGACCTTGAGCTTCATCGCTACATCACCCCCAGGCCACGCTTGCACGAGCGTGCTAGCGGCTCCAAAATCTTTCAGTTCGAGTGACCACCCACCAATTCCGTTGTCATAGGTGAATGAGCACCGCTCTAATTGCGAGTTCGTGCCGCTGCTTTCTAGGCGAGCCATAACCCCGACGGCTGCGCCGCCTTGCGTGCTGGCCTGGTTGATCGTGGCATCCACGTCGTAAGTCTCACCAGAGATCGACGGCGTAGCACGGTAGCGTCCTGCGCCAGCCGCAGCTGGATTGCGCACCGCGCTGCTGGTTGAATTAATCGTCAGATCAGACGAGCCCGTGAACTTCACCCAGGCGGTTCCTGTATCCGGCGTGTGGATACTCAGCTCAGGATTACTCGCCTGAACAAAGAGATCGTTGAACACGATCGTAGATCCCGCAGCGATCGTAACGGTGAATGTGTCGTCAACCGTGAGGCCGCCCGCGTCCGTCGCACGAATTGTGACCGACTCCGTGACAGCCGCCGCCTTGGAAACAGTGAGCGTTTTATTGCGCGTTCCCGCCAACGAAGCAGACGCCGGAGATCCAACAATTGAATACGTCAGATTTGTATCTGCGCCGTCGTCGTCGAAGTAGGTGTCTAGGTCTAGCACGGCGTCCGAATCGCCGGCGACGCCGGTCTGGTCCGGAATCACCGTGCCGACCGTCGGCACCTGATTCGCTCGCAGCACGTTTGAGAGACTGCTCGAAACGTCCGGGTCAGGCGTCTGATTGACTGCGCGCACTGCGATGTAATCCGTGCGAGCGCCGCCCGCGACGGTTGTTGATTGACTCGCTCCGAGAGTGCCGACCGCGACGGTTGCCACGACGGAAGACGGAGGATTAGTGGCCGCGCGCAGCACTTCGATGTGCGTCGCGTTAGCGGGTGGGTTGGTCCATGTGACGTTGTGGCTCATGAGAATTCGACTGAGGTTAGAACGGGCGCGTCCGGAGTATCGTCGACGAATGTCACCGCGGTGAGTGTTGGTGCGTCAGGCGTTCCGGCCGGTGGAACCAAATCAAAAGCATACGAGGTTACGCATTCGGCCGGGAGCGCGACGGTGATGCTGGTCGATCCAATTGAGGGAGTTGGCGGAGTGCCCCAGCGGGTGGCAGCCCCTTCCGAGTGTTCGCCGCTGTAGGTGCCTACTAGAGTCCCGCCAGTAAGGTTGATTGTAATCGCACGGGCCGTGCTCGCGTTGTTGATGAGCACGACAGAAAATTTATTCGTCGATTTGAATGCTGTGACCTGCACAAGCGAATCGTTCGAGGAACTGCTGACGACTTGGGAGCCTACCGGCGCGACACGCGAATAATGTCCAATCGCCCGGGACATCCCGGTTTTCGTCAACACACTCGTGTCATTGTGCAGGAGTGCGATGGTCGACTGTTCGTCGAAGTAGTTCGTGTTCCCGAAGTGGTCGATGTGGCTATTTCGGTCCCAAATCAGGAGCATTCCGAAAAACGCGGAGGCCCGAGCATAGCGCATTTCGTCGTGAATGTGGATGGCGCGAGCGCGCAAGTAGCGGATGTCTTCGGGGTCTGGATACGACGAATTTCCCGGACCTTCGGAGACTTCGGTCATCCAGAGTTTCTTGCCGTATGTGTTCGCGAGGCTTAGCAAATTCGCCCGCGAGGCGTTCGCCGTAGCGTTGGGCGTTCCCGCTCCTGACTGCGCCAGAATATTTACCACAGAGGCGTACGCTGAGCCGTAGGGGTACGGGTGATACGAGATCGCGCCGACGTACTGGCGAGCCGTCGCGTCTGCTAGAATCGCCGTCGCCGACTCGATGGACTTATCCATCGTTTCTTCGCTCGGCACCACCAGCATGACGTTATTGTAGCCGCCTGCGCGGAAACGTGCGCCAACTGCTTTGACGATGTCTACGAGGTCCTGCGTAATACCGCCTTCGATTTCCTGCCCTCCAGAAAGTGGCTCGTTGTAGAGGTGGTAATAATCGGGCTCGTATCCCATCTGATTGACCCACCGCTGAAATCCGACGAAGGCGAATTCGGCACACTCGGACAGATAGGTGTTGTAATTCGAGGCTCGGATGGTGCGCAGCCACGCCATCACGGTGCCTTTCGTCCACAACCGCACACCGCCTACACGCATCGTGACTCCGCGGCTTGCGGCACCGCTCGCGATGCCGCTTACATAATTATCGACTCCGCGAAAATCGAACGTCCCTGCTGTATTCGCGTCGCTGTCGTCATTCGCGTTTGCTTCCATCGCGCCGTCGTCGCAGTAGGGCAGATTGATTTTACAATCGCCGAACACGTAATCGAGCAACGCAGTGCGCTGCGGCGCGGTCAGGTAATCTAAACTTCCGCCGCCGCCTTGCGCGTAAATGAGCGGACGTCCGGTCGCACCGAAGCCGTCCAACGTTTGGTAAGCGGTCGCCAAATCGACCGCCACCGTCGCCGCGGTGGCTTGGCTAAGGTTGCGACGGTGCGCAGCGGCAAGAAGCCTCATTGCTGCGCCCCCCACCAGTACACCACACCGGCTTCGGTCGCATCGGTGCAGAATATTTCTACGACCACTTTCTTATTTGCCGGCACAGTAGCCAGCGCGCCTTCGATAGGCACCCAGCCGGCTGGCAATGTCATCGTCCGCTGCGAACCGTCACCCGTCAGAATTAAACGCATGCGACGGCCGGCCGCGTATCCACTGGCTGTATACGTCGTGTTGCCGCTGAGGCTATGCAAATGCACTTTTTCAGGCGCAGCAAAGACCAGCGCAGGCGACGTTCCCGTAAGGGCACTTACCGGCAGTGTGACCGCATCCGCGACTGTCGCCTGGTCCGCGACTTCGGCGGCATCCACCTTGCCATCGAGATCCGTGTCATAGACGGAACGCGTCATATCGCCGGTACCAGCCAGCCCGATGATGGCGCCCGTAGGCGTGATACGGACGATAGCGTTGCCGTCGTAGTCTTCGACGCGCAGCATATCCTCCTGCTGCAGCTGATCCTGGCCGCCGCCGAGGATGTTTTTCTGCGGGCGGATTGTGATTTGGTGAAAGTCGATGGAACTCATGCTGGGAGGCGCGGCGCGCCAAGAAATTGTGGTTTGTGGAACTTGGGCGCCGGCAGCTGCATGAGCTCACCGGCGCCCTCCATTCCTGTATTTATCCGGTAACTACCCCAGTTTACCGGAAGGTGGTGCGAGAGCGCAGGGCAACGCCCCAGTCGCTCTTGAGAATCGCGTTACCCCAGAAAGTCTTCCAACCGATGTAGATTTTCTGGCCCAGTGGGTTATTGGAGTCCGGCTTATCCACGATGATGAGCTTGGGCCCCTTCAGCGAAGAGCCGAGCGACGCGAGATTGACCGCGCCGAACGCCTCTTTGCCGAGCACCAGACCCACGTGAATATTGTCCGTGCCGCTGAACGTGCCTTCGGTGGCGTTCTCGGTGAACGGCACCGAGGTGGTGCACACCTTCGTGCCGTAGTATTCTCCGACCTCGCCGTTGAAAATGCGCTCGGCATTGTTTTGGCGGACCACCTCGCGGAATTCCGCGTTGTCCATGAGGTCCGCACACTGGCCGGCGCTGAGGATCGCACCGTACTTGCCTGCCGTGGCCGATCCGAAGCGCGGCGCGCGGGTCTTGTACAGGTACGTCGAAGAAATCAGGAGATCCTTCGGGACGATCTTGCCGGCGGAGTCAGAGGCGCCCGTGAGTGCGGCATAGTTCGCCAGCGCCTGCGCGTAGCGCTTCGTGAGGCCCGTGGTCGCGTTGCAGAGCGGATTCCGCAGTCGCACGTCAATATCCAGCGTGAATTCATCCGCGGCGAGATCCGTGGCAGCCTTGATGGTATTCAGCAGGGCCGTCTGCGACACGACATCCGTGACGCTCATTTTCTGGCCAATCTGCACCAGCGGGACGTCGATCGTCGTGAACGAAATGTCGCGTTCGGTCGAAGGCGCGACGCCTTCAGTGAGGGTTGCTGGCGCGCCGGCAGCGGACAAGTCAGCAGTCGGCGGACGGAAAAAGCGAATCGTCGTGGCGCCGGCATTTTTCGGCATGTCCTCGAGCTTCGCAAAGGCAAGGAGCTGCGTTTCTTGCTTTACGCGATTGAGCAGCTGTTTGGAAAAGAACGTCTGATACGTGTTGGAAAGAGTCGTCGTGGTATTCATCTAACAAGAGTGAGTTCGTCTGTCGTTTAGACTGACTCGCCTCTGTCCACCGCCGCTGCCAGTTCGCGCAATTCGTCGAAGCTCTGAACGTTGTTCGGATCCTTCGGCGTCGGCGTTCCAGCAGGGTTGCTTCCAGAAATGCCAGTCAGTTTGTTGAGGCGGCTGATTTCGGCTTTGGCCTTGTCCAGTTCGCCTTGCAGCGCCTTAGCCTGTCCGGCGGCGTGCATAATCCGGGCAACCTCGTGGGCAGCTTTGATTCCGTCCGGAGCGGACAGAAAAAACCGACTCCACGTTTTATTGTGCAGGAGTTCCTGCGTAACCTTAACGATCGGGTTGCTCGGGTCGTTAAGCGACGGATCGGCGTCGATTAGATCGGCGGTGTGCTTCTGCCACTCGGTTTGAAACTCCGGCGTCTTCCAGTTCTCGCTGCTCGCCCGGGCTTCGGCCTTCGGCTGCTGCGCTTCCTGTGCGCGGAGTTCCTTCGCCTTGTCGCGGGCCAAGCTCGCCATCCGCTCGTTGCCCTCTTCCTCGTACATCTTCGCCAAGTCATCGAGGAGCTCCGGATCTTGATCGGCCTTTTTGGGCTTTTTCAGTTCCTGCATCTCCTGGCGCATCTTCGCCATTTCGGCGTCGTATTTCGCCTTCTCAGCGCGAAACGCTTCCTTTTCCTTCTGGAATTCGGCCCAGTTGCGGTCAAAGCGTTCCCGCTCTTTCTGCTTCTTCTGGAACTCGGATTCCTTGGGCTTCGCCTCCTGTTTCTTGTCTGCGTTGTCCTTGGCCTCGGGCTCTTCCTGCGATTCTTTGCCGGCATCGGCCGGCGCGTCTTTTTGATCAGTCGCAGCCTGATCGTTGTCCTTGGCCTTGGGTGTGTAGTCGCGTCCATCGTCCGCCGCTTTCGCCATTGCCTCGAGATCGGCCATGGAAAAATCAGCGTCCGCAGGTGCGGGCGTTGCCGTTTCGTTCGCTGTGCTTGTCGCTTCTTGTACGATTCCGTCCATTTATTACGGGTTTAGATGTTCGAGATCGTCGGCGCCCGTGTCGCCGTCTCTCTCGCTTTCCCGCGTCTCCGTGAGCGGGATCACGCTTAAAGTCTTAAATGCCTCCCATCCGGCCTTGTAGCCGGCGGCAAATTTGATGAACGCCAGCGTGTCACTGTTCTGTGAATACGCGGCCTGCGTCATCTGCTGCAGAGATTGGTTGTACATGATCACGTCGACCTTCTTCAGAACAGGTGACGCGAGCATTTCCCGGATCTGCTTCTGCTCGTTTTCGGTGAGCGGGTCCACGGGCTGCCACCGTGCCGGGCGCTGCAACGCCTCGACAAACGGCGCCAATTCCAGCGGAACTTCCATGGTGCGGGTGAGCCGCTGCGGCTTCCGCGCGAAAAGTGATTTGAGCCAGTTCACAGTGAATTCTCCATTGGGACCACGTCACCAAGCTGCTGCCCCGGCGCTGGCGGCATCCCTTGCTGCGGCTGCATCCGCGCTTGCTGCGCCTGTTCCACCATCTGCGCGAGCTTCGCCAGTTCGTTGACGAACGGCTCGAACTGCTGGCGTGCCTGTTGGTAGGCCTGCGGGTTTTTCTTCTTCAGCGCCTGCAGGTGCATGGCGCCGTGCTGCGATATCTGCCGCATCTGCTCGGGCGTGAGCGGCTCGCGCAGCTTGTTACGCCGATCGACAAAGCCGAACAGGCTCTGCAGGTGCGCAGGGTCGTCGTCATTCGGGCGAACCTCAGCCGGGAAGCCGAGGAGCATGATCGAAATCTCTTGCGCCTGATCTTCGATTTGCTCCGCCTGCTGCGTGCCGGCGTTCTTAAGCAGCCGCTTCACTAGCCGGGGGTCGTCGGCCTCGAGCACCGATTTATCCAGCTCGTACTGGTCAATATTCGGGTTGCCCTGGAACATCTGCTTGCGCGCGGAGGCACGCTGCAAAACGAGCTGGCGGTTGGTGTTGTCGCCGCTGCCGCTGGGCTCGATCAGGAACTTTTCCGACAACGCCTCTTTCGGCAGATTCTGCAGCTCCTCGAGCCAGAAAAAGCTCAGCGACTCGCCGGCGTATTGAACGTACAGCGCCCACGCCATGCGGAGGAGCAGGCCCATTTCACGGCGGAAGGTGCGCACACGGCTGTCGGTCCCTTGACCACTGACAGAACCAGCCAAATTCACTTCCGCGGCCGTGCGCGGCTTGTTCGCCCCCTGCATTTGTTGGGTGCCGAACAGCGGCGAGCCGCTCACCTCTTCCGCTACTTGGCGCGTCTGGTTCATCTGCGCCTGCAGATCGAATGGGATCTGCGGGAAAGGAACCGGCTTCAGCTCAAACGGCACAATGTCACCCGGCTGCAGCCTGACGTTTTGCTGACCGCCAAGCCCGTTGGGCGCTGAGTACACGTCCGCCGTGGCGCGGGTCTGCAGATCCTTCTGCGCGTTCCAGTCGCGGCACAGCGAAGCCTCGAAGGGCGCGAGCTTCTCCGCGAGTCCGCGCGGCGCGTAATAGCCCTTGTCCTTCACCTCGGCGTTCATCTCCGCAAACGGCGGCACGCCCCTGGCGAAAATCCCCTTGTTGTACGGCAGTCCGAACTTGGGACGCACGTCGACGTCCGGGCGAAGTGGTGAATACGTGCGCACTTCCCAGCTGCCGTTTTCCGTGCGGTCGTACACCTCCCAAATCACAATTTCTTCCTCCGTGGTGCCGTACGTCAGACCCTCACGGCGCAGCTTCTCTTGGTCCTGCGTGGTCGACTGTTCGTCCGCACCCTTGCCGCAGATCGACTTTATAAACGCCGCGTCCTGCTTAAAATTCTTCTGCCGCGTATACGCAGCTTTCGAGAAATGCTGCACGTGCACGATCCAGTCGGCGTCACGCAGCCGCTTCGTCCATGGCGGGACGATCACAAAGCGCGGGTGGATCGAATCAAAGAGCACCTCTTTCCGATCCTGATCCCAGTACGTCTTTACGATCGCTTTTGCGTCCTGCAGCATCGTGTCGATGGCGGACGTAATTTCCTCCTCGAAATTGCTTTCCTGCTTCAGCTTGTAGTCAAACCACTGGCCCGCCGCCGATTGGTACGCCGCAACCTCCTGCGCGAGCGCGGCAAACGTCGCCACCGTGTCCGTGGCGAAGAGCTGCTGAATGTAGAACGGCTTCTGCTTGTCGATCTGCATGTCAACAAGCGGATAGTGCATGTCCGCGGCGTTCTTCCACGGCTTCCACTTACGGCGCAGCCCCTGGTGCCGCATCGTGTACCAGGTCGTCAGACGATCTTCCCACGTTTTACGGACCCGCAGCGCGCTTAAAATTTCGTCGTGTTTAACCATGGCTCATCACTCGAAGTTAACTTCCACGCCTCCGGAATTAATGCCCGCTTCCTCGAACGCGCGTTCCATGAAGGTCTGCTGAAAATCACCCATGGCGTGAATCGGGCGCATGTCCTTGGGTTTGCGCATCGCGCCAAAAACCGCATCGGCGCGGTCGGGAGATTCCACGCCGCGCTTTTTCATGTCTTCTTTCGACTCCACGCCGAGCTTGCCGCTCGAAGGGACTTTGCCCTTGCGTGCGCACATCTGGCCAATCGTCGCCTCGTCGATACCCTCCAGAATCACTTCGTTTTTGGAGAGCTGCTTGCCGCCCTCCCACCAGGTCTCGGCGCCGTAGTTCATGTAGGCGTCCGAATCCTGCGCGGCTTCGCCGTTGTTCTCGCGGCGGATCTGCCAGCCGAGCTCGTGCATGCGATCGATCACCGGCTTTCCAAGTCCGGAATTGTCGCCACCGATCAAATACGCGCGTTCAGGCGTAAGACCGAGGCGGCGAAAAAGCAGAATGAACCGGCCGCACGCGGCCATCGTGTCCTTGTCGCGCCAGGCCTCCACGATCCGCACACGGTTGCCGCGGCGAGCCGCCAAAACGTTCTCGTCACCACCCGCAGCGAAGTCGCAGAAATAGTTTTCGTCCTCACCCTGGAACCGAGGCGGACTCTGCAGCGCGCGATCAATCCACGATCTGGATACAATCGAACCCTCCGCGTCCGTCATGAATTCCGCAAAAACCTTGGAGCGCACGAGCGGGTCGCCCAGTCCGCGCTTCTGGATCAGTTCGAGGTTTTTGGCGTGGTCAGCATGCGGACAGACGGCAGCCGGTGCGTGCACCGTCTGGAAAAACCGGGCGTTCTTCGTGTGGCTCGCGTGGAATTCACCTTCGCCGGCGCCGCAAGACGACGCGTAAAGCAGGTGCTGATAGGTGCACCGGTCGATCGCGTCGAAAATGTCCTGGATAACGCTCTTGGCCTCATCGACCACGATCAGCAGCGGGCCGTCATGCTCGAACAGCTTGTACAGCTGATCCTTGTTGCCGTGCCAGCCTTCGAAGTATCCGCCCTCTTTCGTGGTAAAGCCGACCGCGTGCGAGCCGTTCGGCGCATCAATGCTCGTGTCGCTGAACGTCCAGCCTTCAAGCCGCGGCGCGCACGCGCGCAGGCTCGGAAAAATCTGCTCCCGCACCTGACGATCCACGCCCGAGGTGATTACCACCTTGGCCCGCGGAAACATCGTCATAAACCAAAAGACCGCGCCCGGGATGATCACGCTGGTCTTGCCGGCTCCGTTCGCCGTGCGCACCGATGTCTTGCCGCCGTGGCGTTCGAGCGCGTTCAAGGCGCGTTTCTGCCAGTCGTCCTTCCGGATCTGGTAGTACGTGCCTTTCTCGTCGGCGACCTCGCCAACAATCACGCCAGACGGGTCGTCGTAGACCGGCAGCCCCAAATAGTAT